CGTTATTCCCCCAGCTTGGGTTGTCGTCTCTATGGTCAGCAGGTATACCGCCAGGCGCAGTTACCTTCGAGATTCCTCAAAAGTATCTCTCTGGCTGTTTCAAACTCATCACCAATGAATCCGAGTCGAAGCATCCAGCAGCGGAAAGCGTACTTCGGATTTTCTTCTTGCTGGGGCTTCGGGCTGGCGTACTTGATCTCGTGGGCCAGTTCACACATTGCTATGCAAAGCTGGATGTAGCTCTTGATTTCGCCAGCGTGGATGCCACCCTTCTTCTGATTCCCATCCTTGTCGGTGTAGGGATTAGAAAATTGAAATTGCCGAAATTCGACCGTCCCATGCCCGTGGAAAAGGCTATGCAGATTAAGCATTCGATAGCGTGATTCGTTGTACCGCTGATTACGTCCATAGTTGGCGTGGTTCCCTTCGTACCAGCAGTTCTCAAGCGCTGCCATGGTCTTGGGATTGCGGCGGTGCATCAACTCAAGGAAATCGGGGTCGACAGTCTTGCAGTAGTGTCCGGTCCGGCCTTCGTCAATTCGGATCGCTTTACCTATCTGCTCCTCATGTGCTGCCATCACATTGACCAAATTCTTGATCTCGTATGGCTTAAACCCGCCCTTTCGTGAAACATGGATGTGGACCCCCGCCCCAACCTGAGGATTGCTGATCGCACCTGCATGTCTGAGCTGCCGGAGGACTTCCTGAAGAGTCGGTAAATCCGCCCACTCCAAAACTGGGGAAATGCACTCGCATTTCTCATCATCAGGACCGAGGATGCTACAGTCTCGCGAGAACTTCCACTCGCGGCCTTGCTGGTCCCAGCTACTCCAAGTTTGATACCCATTGCGGAAGGCTGTGTTCTCGTAGCGTCCGGTTCCGAAGTACTCTGCGGTAACCTGTGCTGCCTTCTGTCGGGTGATGTGGTTCATCTCAACCTCCACTCCGAAGTTGTAGTCGTGCTTCATGTTCTCGATCTGCCTCGCGGTCTTCTCGTTCATGGTGGTCTCTCCTTCGGGTGTGTTTCGCTTTTGTTGTGGCTATATTGCCATAAAACACACCCTTGCAGGAGAAAACCGGACGTTGTTACTGAGTCGCAGCCGATAAGTTACACTGACGGATTGAACAATAAAACAGCGTATGTGCGGGCAGATTTATGAAATTGACTACAGCCGCAGCGGGCGCTTATCAGTTGCCTCCCGGCAAAGATCCAGCAGCATAGTCCAGCAGGCTTCGGGCCTGTTCCTTCGCCTCGGCGTCGGTAATCACACGGTCGAAGCGGTTGTTGTCCGAGACAACGCGCCCGGTGGCATCGTCCACCTCGGAGTAGGTCGCAGACAGGCGCATGCCTATCGCATCTGAGAAAACAGTTGCACTTGTGATGATCTTCATGAGGCTATTCTTCCTTCCTGTAGTTGTGAAATGTATTGTGCGGCGCTCCCGCCATAGTCTGTCGAAGCTAACGACGGATAGTCTTCCTTCCTGTCCAGGCGCTTCTGGTCGAAGCCCTTCTGCTTCGCCTTGACTTCCCAGCCAAACGCCAGGCCGGGCACTCCGGCAACGATGAAGCAGCTGCCGCGCCTTTCCGCCACGTACAGACCTCCTTCTCCATACCGCTGCAGGAAAACCTGGTATTGCCCAGTCTCTACAGTCTGGGCGAACACGGGATCAAGCCAGACATAGCACTTTCCGTCCTCCCCGATCACGCCTTCTCCGATATCCCCAAACATCGGGGAGGCCGTCTCATAGCAATAGAGCAGCCGCTCAGCGTATTGCTCGGTGGGCACGACTCTGGACTTGGTGCCGGTTACGCTCAGATTGGCTCTGAACGTCGCCGTTGAATCCTCCAAATCCAGCCATGCGTTGTCGCCGGATATGGTCAGGCCGGTTAGGCCACGAATCTGGAACAGGCCGTTGTAATAGTCAACAAAACCAACACTTCCATCATGCTCGCCACTTTTCTGCCACCACGTTATGCCGCTGGTATTGAACGTTGCATAGACGTTGCTGCTATTGGCTGTGGTTGTAAAGGTACCCTGCATGGAAATGCCGTTTTGATCGATGGTTCCGATTACACCGCCTGCCGAGTTTTTCACGGTTATCGACCCGTTGGTGTTGTTGTTGCCGCCAAGTGTCAATGTGCCGCCGCTGATCCTGTTCGCAGACATCGACCCGGCAGTTATCATATCCGCAGTGATAGCGCCCGCCGCGATCTTGGCCGTGGTGATCGCACCATTCGCAATCTTCGTACCGCCCACAGCGCCCACGGCTATGGCATCCGCTGTGATTGCTCCGGCAGCTATCTTCGCTGCGGTTATGGCTTCAGCAGCGATCTTTATCGTGGTGATCGCCCCATCCGCAATCTTCGTCTCCCCCACAGCCCCAATCGCTATGGCATCTGCGGTGATTGCCCCGGCGGCTATCTTCGCCGCAGTGACGGCATCGGCTGCGAGAGTCGCGGCTGTGATTGCCGCTGCCGCAATCTTGGCGGTGGATATAGTGCCATCCGCGATTTTCGTTCCGGATAGACCTCCGGCGGTGATCAGGTCGGCGTTCAGCGTCCCCGTATCCATGTAGGTTGCGTTGATGTACAGCTTCCCGTTCTTGAGGTAGATGCCCTGTGTCTGGCCATTGTTCGTCAGCCGGTTGAATATCTCCAACTGGGTGAGCGCATTGTTCAGGGCTGTTGTCGCCTCCATCGCATTGGCCTGCGCTGCGTTCGCATAACCTTGCGCTGTGGTATTTGCCCTTGTCTCAGCGGCTCCCGCCTTAGCCTCCGCAATGTCGGCGACCGTTTCACCGCCGATTGTGGTTGCCGCCGCCAGTCTGAATTCACCTGTCTCAAGGTTCCAGTAATTGTTGCTGTTTACATCCGTGAGAATCCCGGCACGGATCAGGGTGGCCGTCAATGTGCCAGACTGAATAAAATCCGCAACGAATACCCCATCCAATGTCCAGGCAGACTGGTATGGGCCGTTGATGCCCCTGCTGGAAAAGCCGATGCCGTTCTCGTTGATCCTGAGCACCTGCGTAGCCGTGTTCATATTCGCCGTGTTCATGGCCAGCAGCTCGCGGGGCTTGTCATCCGCATCCAGCTTCAGCACGATGTAGCCGCCTGAACCCCCCAGGATCTTCTCCGTCTGACCGACGATAACATTTTCCATCTCCGATTCGATGGAAGTCTGGATTTGCGCGACATCATTGCTCACCTTGGCAAGGCCTGAGGTTAGGGCGGACTTTGACGCTGAATTCTTTTTCAGCTCATCGACTGAACTCTTCAGCCCTGCGGAAAGCGTTGTGGCAAGGTCGGGACGAACGTTCCCTACGGTCATTGAAACGTAACGCTCCAAAAGAACATCGTAAACCACCTTGATAATCTTCGCCTTTGCGGCAACACCCAGCTTTGAATGCTGTATGGTGATCGTATCACAGAGCCGCAGTCTTTGAAGCGCCGATACGTTTTCGTACTCCTTCGTCTGCGCAAGGTTGACGAAGGAGACGTCGATGGAGGTCGGTATGCCCGTGACCGCATTGTTATCCACATAGGTTTGGGCGGTAGCGCGTAGCTGCTCCACGGTTGGCGCTGTCTGAAAGGATGAGGTCAAATCCAGGGGAATGATCATCTTGTAGGCATAGTTGGAGACCATGCTTGCATAGATCACGCGCTCCGGCAGCGTCACCAGGATCTCATTCTCTTCCTCGTCCGTTCCAAGCCAGAAGGGAACGACACCCGTCCATATGGACGAGATGTCCGTGGTCTTCTTCAGCTCCGTGATGTCCTTCCCATAGCGAAGGGTGATGCCCGTATCCTGGCCTCGATTCAGATGAAGCCTGATGTTGAAGCGGTCCCACTCGTATTCGCCTGTACCATAGACATCCAGCAGGGAGCCTGACTCACCGGCAAGCAGGGAGCGAAGTGTGGACGGGTGGAATACAGCATAGGGTGTAGAAACAGATTTGGTCGTAGTGATGGTGAAGGGATTGTCCCCCACCGAGTTGGATTTCATGGCGAGCAGAGCCGCCGTGATGGATGATGCCTCAAATGGCATGACCGTGATGGTGGCGGTCCTATATGAAATATGGTGGGCCAGCACCATCACCTGGCCGTTAAGCGGGCGGGAGATGTAGTATATCTCGAATGGCTGGGTGTCCGGGGTATCATCATGACGAGCCAGGAGGAGACGACCTTCTTCAATATCACTGTAATGGCGGTCATCTATGGAGACCAGCATTTCCAGCTCGTATTGGCCGTTGCGCTCCTCTGTGACCGTACAGCTGATGGGATCCAGACGGCCCAGGCCGTTTGACGTGAAGGCAGTCTCATTGGATGGAAAAAG